CAACTGCAATTCACAAAAGGAAACGATAATGTTTAAGAATGATTTAGTAGACAGATTAGAAACCCAGTGGGCTTCTATGGGAGATATGGCTAACCAAGAACGAAAGGAAGCAGCCATTGAAATAAAAAACCTACAAGAAAAACTAAAGGACTGTAGAGAAACTGTTGCTATCTTCAAATCTATCGTAAAGTTTTTATGCAATAACAAAGAATGGGATATTACCGATGACTGTGTATGAACTAAGACATGAAATTAACAGCAATGAATCAGCAATGCCTTATTTGTTTCCTTTGACAACGTTAAACTATTGGATTGATTGGATTGAGTGTGCTAATATTAATACAAAAATCCCAGATATTAAATCATTTATGAAATGGGTAGAGTCAAAAGAAAATATTATTGGATCACATATTATTGAAATGGGTTTACCTTGGGAAGATTCTAATGAAGAAGAAAACTAAAACAGAAAAGAAGTATAACTATTGGTTTTATTTTAACACGGGTGATTATATCACTGTAAGTCATAGACTAGAGGATGTATTTCCAACGTTGTATTCAGGTTCTGGTATGTGTTTAAATAGTGGACGTTTTGATGTTTCGTTCTTTTGTTCACCTAAACAAGCACGAGAGATTACTAAATATATCGCATCGAATTTTAAAGGTAAAGTTGTTATAGAGCGGTGTGATAACGTATAAGTACATATGAGATAAACCTCATAGAGCTGGTAGTCCAAAGGCAGAGACAACAGATTTAAAATCTGTAAAGTGTGGGTTCGACTCCCACCCAGCTTATTACAATACCATTGTGGTATTGTTGTTCGATAGTTTGGTTTTCTTTTAGGAGAAAATTATGGCTCATGAAATTACCACGACAGACGGTGCTATGTTTACAAAAGAAAAAGCATGGCATGGTTTAGGTTATGTGGTGGAGAATGCACCTAGTCCAGCAGAAGCACTTAAGTTATCTGGCTTGGATTGGACTGTAACCAAGTCTTCTGGAATCTTTGCAAAGATTGGTAATGATGAAACTTGGGAAGACAGTTATTCAGATAAGTTTTGTGCAATAGTTCGTGACGACACTAACACAATTCTTTCTGTTCAGTCACCTGAATATCAGGTTGTGCAAAACCATGAAGTGTTTGATCTAGCGTATTCACTAGGTGATAATGTAAAGGTTGAGTCTGCCCTATCTTTACAGGGCGGGAAGAAGATTATCTGTCTTGTTCAAGGCAATACCTTTGCTCCAAGTAATTCTACTAATGATTCTATTACTGAGTATCTTGCTTTGTTATCATCACACGATGGTACTTTAGCTCTTAGTGGATTACCAACCAGTGTTCGTATTGTTTGTGCAAACACACTTAGGATGGCTCTCAGTACTGCTAAGAAGAACATGATTCGATTTACCCATACAGGAAACATCGAAGAGAAGAAAGAAGCAATGAGAGAAGCATTGCGAATGTTTGCTCAGACTGGTAAGATGTTTGAAGAAAGTGTTCAGGCTTTGTCTACTAAAGAATGGACACAACAAAACATCAGAGACTTTTATCTTAAGGTTTACGAGCAACTGTTTGCTCCAGTAAACCCCAACCCAGTAACTGAAGATGATTTCAGAATTTATACTGATGCTACAGTTAAGGTTTCCAAGTGGTCAGAGAACTTTGATGAAGAGAGACACAACCTATCTGCACCTCCAAGTGCATGGATGGCTGTGAACTCAGTTACCAAGTATCTCCAACACAATGTATCAGCCAAGGGTCGTAAGGTTGGTTGGGAGAATCGTGCTTATAATAACCTGTTAGGTTCATCACAAGATGAGTCTGTCAAGGTTGCTCAGATGGCGTTGCAAATGATCTAAGGAATTACAATGAATAATCTTGAAATTAAACTTTGTCCTGAAACTTTTAATAATATTGTTAAATCTATTGCAGATCGTATTAATTTAGATGATCTTGCTGATCATCTTGATTATGAAAATTTAACATCTAATCTGAATATTAATGCCGCAGATGTTGCTGAAAATATGCATCCACATGAAGTTGCTGATTGTGTAGATGTTTGTGATGTTGCTTCTTATCTGAACACGGATGAAATAGCTGAAGAAGTTGTAAGCCGTATTGATTATAAGAAACTAGCCTCGGATCTTCTTGCAACACTGCTTGAGAATAAATCAGGATTGTCTACTTAATGTTGTGCAATGATGTGCAAGTTTCATTGTGTAACTACATGGGAAATGATTTGTCTGTATGTAATGCAGCCCGTGTCTCATTCAATAAAAATGCTAGTTTGTATACCGAAGAAGAAAATAAATCTTTAATAAACTATCTTGCCAAGCATGGTCATTGGTCACCCTTTGCACACACCAGTGTACAATTAAGGATATCAGCACCCATTTTTGTAGCAAGACAGTTAGCCAAACATCAGGTTGGTTTGTCTTGGAATGAAGTATCAAGGCGTTATGTGGATTATGTGCCAGATGTGTGGCTACCAGAAACATTAAGACGACAAGCCTTAAATAAAAAGCAAGGCAGTCTTAATCAAGCTATTGATAATCACGACACAGTTTTAAATACCATGGAACTAAGTCTGAGATCTAGCGTAAAGTGTTATGAGGATTTACTGAAGGCTGGGGTATGCCCTGAACAGGCAAGAGCTGTGTTACCCCAAGCTATGTATACAGAATGGATATGGACTGGTTCTTTGTATGCATTCTTCCGTGTATATTCTTTACGAAGCGACCCTAGTTCTCAAAAAGAAACCCAAGATATTGCTGAAATGATTAAGAGCTGTTGTGAGAAAGTGTTTCCTGTATCTTGGGAAGCCCTAGAAAAAACTTTAGAAAGGATTGTATGAAACAATGGACAAGATTATCTAAAGAAGATCAAGAGAAAAGAATGAATCTTCAGGCTATTGCTGAAGAAGATATGATCATTCTTTCGGAGCGTAAGTATTGGCAAGAGTATGATGTGGCTCCCGATGAGGGTAAGCCAGAACAATCCTTGTTGGATACATGTGTTATAAACTTGACACCTTTATTCCAAGAATGGATAGACTACTCAGCCAAGAATACAAAGACACCAAGCTGGGTATTGCCTTTGTTTGGTGTTGGTGCTGGTAAGATGGCAGACATAACTGTTAGATGTCTTATCATAGAATGGTTTAATGCTAGTCTGTGGGACAGGAAAACTAATGAACACAATATTAGTTTGCCAACAGCCCAACACATAGCGCACGCTATCAGTGAAATGGTTATTGATATTATTGGATATCAACAAACCAAAAGTTTCTTTAGAGAAGACTGGCTTAAACAATCTCACTACCAGAAAAACTGGTCACCTAAAAGATGTAAAGCATTTGTTGCTAAGATGGGCGGTCTTAACAAGTCTTCGTTCTCACGAAAGAACAGAGAAGACTTTGGACACCACATGCTCAGGATTGTAGAAAAGTCTAATGTTATAAACATATTTAACATAAGAAAGAACACTGGTAAACGGTGGTGTGATAGAGTTGTGGTATCGTTTACCAATGAAATTCTACAAGAGCTGCACAAAAGACATACAGATGTTATCTCTTATGCTGCTCTATTGTATAGACCTATGTTGGTTCCGCCAGTACCACACACTACAACATCTTCGGGTGGAAACCTATTACCTTATGTGCGAAAGCCTGTAGTGCAAAGGTTCAAGGATGTAATGTGGGATGAAACTGTAGTTCAACATGGTTCTACTCCAAGTGAAATGGTGGTAGAGGGTCTGAATGGAATGATGCATACTGAGTGGAGCATAAACGAACAAGTCTACACAGTAATGAATAATCTGTTTAGAAACAACACTAGAGCTTGCAACCTACCAGCCTACGAGTTCTCCGCCTTCGACTACCCAGAACCCTACCCGAAAGATGGGGCTAAAGAAGATCGGGCTAAATGGTGTGCCCATAAGCAAGAAGCCTATAGCAACTGGTACAAAGAAGAGAGAGCAAGAGGTCGTATGTTGGTAAGACTGAAGCTTGCCAAGGATATGATTAAGTATAAGTTCTTCTATCAGTTGTACACTTGTGACTTTAGGGGCAGAGCCAATGCAGCATGTGATCTACTCAGTCCCCAAAGTTCTGACTTTGATCGCGGCTTAATTCACTTTGCAAACACAGAGAAACAAACACCGAGTGGGTTGTATTGGCTCAAGGTACACCTTGCTAATCTGTTTGATAAAGACAAGGAAAGTTTCTCTGATCGTGTCAAGTGGATCGACGATAACATGGGTATGTTTAAGGAAATAAACAAAGATCCTTATGCAACCCTTGGTCTATGGATGTCTGATAAAAAGAAAAAGAATCCTTCGTTCCAAAGGTTGGCTGCAATATTTGAACTGTGTAGGACAGACGGTCTTACTCAACTACCTGTACAAATGGATGGTAGTTGTAATGGTGTCCAACATTGGGCAGCACTAATGAAGACTGAAGAGTTAGCTAATATGGTTAACCTAGTCAAAGCAGACAAACCTCAAGACTTGTATCAATATGTAGCAAACTTAATTACAGATTTAATGCAACAAGATAAAGATAATGATACTAAGTCTGGTCTTTGGGCTAAACAATTCTTGGACCACTGGGATAACAACATTAACCGTAGTGTAGTTAAGAGAGCGGTTATGACTGATCCCTATGGTGTTACCTTGTTTGGTATTCGTAGATATTGTAGATCTGAAGGACATCTTGATTGGGTATCTAAAGATAAGATTGCTGGTGCTGTTATGGAACTAGCTACCTTTATAGACAAGGCTCTGAAAGGAACCTTGGTAGAACCTAACAAGGGTAAAGTGTGGTTAAAAGCGGTATCAGATATTGCTAGTGAACTAAATAAAAACCTAGAGTGGACAACACCATGTGGTTTTAATGTTGTTCACCAGTATTACGAGCTTGTTACAAGAAGATCGGTAACCAAGTTGTTTAACATGAAGGAGCTATACTTTGGATATCCCGATAAGAATACTATAGATCCTAAGCAAGTTAATCTTGCTATTTCCCCCAATTATATTCACTCATTAGACGCTAGTCATATGTGGTGTACGATTAGAAGGATGTTGTTATCAGGCATAGACTCTCTTAGTATGGTTCATGATAGTTATGGATGTCATGCTCCCTGTGTTCCTATGATGCGAGAGTATACAAAGGAAGAGTTCTGTCTTATGCACAAACAACCTTTACTTGAGAACCTTAAGATTCAATTAGAGAAAATTCTTAATGTACCACTACCTGAACTGCCATCTCAGGGTCAGTATGATATAACAGAAACACTTAATGCGGAGTATTTATTCCAATGAATAACAAAAAAGTATATGTGGTTAGATCAGAAGGAGATATGGAAGCAGTAATGGAAAGATTCTACGAACTAAGTAAAACCAAAGCAAAGAAAAAGATTATGCAAATTATGGTTCCCTCATCAAAATTAAGTAACATAGTAATTTCAAATCTAAACAAGATGTTTACTGTAAAAGATATGGGAGATCCAAAAAATTATCACGTTCATATATTTTTAGAAAAGGATGAAATAAATGAGTAATGTTTTAGTTGTTGGAGACACACATTTTCCTGCGTGTCATTCAAAGTACTTTGACTTTGTAAAAAGTATTTACAGAAAATACAAATGTAATAGAGTTGTACACATAGGTGACTTAGTTGATCACCATACAGTATCGTTTCACAAGAAGCATCCAGAATCTGATAGTGCGCTTGGAGAGTACAACAAAGCAATCAAAGATATTGAAAAATGGTATAAACAATTTCCCCGAATGTCTGTTTGTATTGGCAACCACGATGAAAGAGTCGTAAGATTATGTGCAGACTTAGGAATTCCTTCTCTTTATCTAAAGGAATACAATGAAGTTTACAAAACAAAAACTTGGACTTGGAATTACAGTTTTATTATTGACGGGGTGTATTACACTCACGGCACTGGTAGTTCTGGTTTGTATCCTAGTTTTAATCAGGTAAAAGCACGTGCTATGTCTTGTGTCATGGGTCACCACCACAGTATCGCTGGTATTAATTGGTTGGTTGGTCCTAATACAAGATACTTTGGGATGGATGTTGGTTCAGGTATTGACCACAACCACATTGGTTTCTCCTATGGTAAATACCATCTTAAGAAGCCTGTGGTTTCTTGTGGTGTTGTTATTGATGGTAAGTTTCCCTATCTAGAGGTAATGGATCTATGAGTATATACATTGACGAACTAAAGGATTTAGCTTACTATAACAACGGTGCTACACCCTTCGTTCTTTTAATGGACGCAGTTTCTGTTGTTAAAAAACTAGAGGAAAAACTAAATGAAAAAGAACAAAGCACAACCCTTAATAAAGAAAGTACCCTTAGTCAAAGAAATAACTAAGAAAGAAACTTTTCTTAAAGATGTGGTATTGTCATACAAAATACCAAAGATAGTTAAGATACTGTGGGTAGATGCCTATACAGTAGGTGGTGCTGAGTGGCTTGAAAAAGATGAATCTAGAACTGCTGCTAGAGAACCCTTGCCGCATATGATAACAATTGGTTTTGTTTTATTTTCTGATAATGAGCAAGTAGCTGTTACTAATACTATAGGACCTAGTGAAACTGCTCAAATAAATAAGATACCAAAACGCATGATTATCAGTATGGAAACGCTGCATTAAAGTTGGGGCTAAAGAAGATGTTCTTGTTTGCTCGTTGTCAGTCTAATCGTATAGACTACAGCAAACAGAACCAACTACAAGGATGACTAATGAAGTCAAAGAAGCCAGTTAAGAAAACGGTTAAGTCAAAGAAACCAGTTCGCAAAGCTATGATGACAAAGAAAGGAGGATATTAAATGACAGTTACGGAAACTCAAACTGAAGAAGCTACTACAGGAAATGTTCCTGCTATTCGTAGCGACAGTGTATGCCAGTATCTTTTAAACATGGCTGCTGTTCTAAGTTCAATTGTGGTTGATATCAATGCACAAGTTGCATCTATCAAGCGCATCTCGCAAACTAACAATACAGAAGAAAGTTCTACTAATGGCAACAACAAACAAGAAGACTAAAAGAATTCCTCAATTTATCACACCAACATTGGAAACCAAGTGGAGTAATCTACTGAAGCCAGATGTTGCTTTCGGAGAAGGCAGTGCTAACCACAACATTACTGTTGTTGTTGATACTGAGTTTAAGAAAGTTTTGGATACTGTTCTTAAGAACAGTGGAGCAAAGAAACTAAATGGGTTACGGGAGGCAGACGGTGTTACAACATTTAAAGCAAAATCTAAGGTTCATGTGGATGCTGGCATGTTCCCTTGTGTTGATTCTTTGGGACAAGCTACGGACACAGTTCCGTTTGGTGGTGACAAAGTTCGTCTCAAGTTGGCACCGATGGTTCTAACTAGAGATAATTCTTTATCAATCTATCTGAATGGTATTCAGGTTATTGAGAAGAACTCTGTTACTAAGGACAACAGTTTCACTCCTGTTGAGGGTGGTTTTGTTCGTTCGGGTGTACCAACACGCGATGTAACAGAACCAGAGGATCAGGAAGACAGTGACCTCCCCTTCTAAGACCTTAAGTTGGCAATTCAATATCAATCCTGTGGCTGCTTCTAGACCCAGGGTTAGTAGGTGGGGTGCTTTTTATGTAGGATCTTACAAAAAGTTCCGTGAAGAAGCTGCTGAAAAGGTGTGGAATACCATTGGAAGTGGGTTTAAACCTCTCACCAATACCTTAGCTGTATCTATAGAGTTGCATGTTAAAAGACCTAAGAAAACAGATAAGGAATACCCACGCCCAGATATTGATAACTTTGCCAAAGCTATCTTAGACACCATGAATGGTAAACTATGGGAAGATGATACACAAATTATCTCTCTGTATGTTACCAAACAATGGGCAGAAAAAAATTCTGAGGGTTACTTTATATTACAAGTAAACTGTTGAGGCTGAAGTATGGGGTGTGGGTGTAACAACCCATGCCCCTACTTTATTAGGAGATTATTAAATGTCGAGAGTTCTAATTGCTTGCGAAGAATCGCAGGCTGTAACAAAAGAAATGCGAGAATTAGGTATTGAAGCTTATTCTTGTGATATAGAACCGTGTTCTGGGGGTCACCCCGAATGGCATATACAAGGTGATGTTTGTCCACTACTTCAACAAGAGTGGGATATGATCATTGCATTCCCACCCTGTACACATCTTGCAGTCAGTGGTTCCAAATGGTTTGCTCAAAAAAGAAAAGACGGAAGACAACAAAAAGGTATAGATTTCTTTATGCTGTTTGCTAATGCAAAACATTCCCGTATAGCTATAGAAAATCCTGTTGGTATTATGAGTTCAGTTTGGAGAAAACCAGATCAAATTATCCAACCATTTCAATATGGTGAATCATTTTCTAAAAAAACCTGTCTCTGGTTAAAGGGTTTGCCTTTACTTATTCCAACAAACATAGTTGATAAAGGAGAACAAGTTAAATTTGCAAGTGGTAAATCTCAGCCCAAATGGTATGCCGATGCCTTTAAATTACCACCAAAAGAACGGTCTGCCTTAAGATCTAAAACCTTTATTGGAATTGCAAAAGCAATGGCTAAACAGTGGGGGTCTTTAATTAAATAAAAGTTTGAAAGGAGGTATATGTCTGAATCGGTGTATATTACAAAAGAAGCTTGCCCTAAGTGTAAGCAAGAAGGTCGTGACAACTCAAATGATAACTTGGCTGTCTATTCAGATCATGTCTATTGTTTTAGTTGTGGTTATTACAAAGGAGAGTATGTGAAAACAGAAGAACAAGTTGTTGTAAAAGACTTTGTTCCAATACAGGGTTCTTTTGACTTTAGTCAAGAGTTATCTGATCGTCAAATAAACGAGAAGGTGTGTAGATTGTACAACTACCAAGTCGCTAAGATCAATGGTAAGATGGTACAAATTGCAAACTATTACAAAGATGGAACACTGGTAGGTCAACACTTACGTGGACCTGATAAGCAATTTGCTTGGAAAGGTTCAGCTAAGAATGTTGAATTGTTTGGTCAACATCTATGGAAAACTACTGGTGGCAAACGGTTAATTATTACCGAAGGTGAGATTGATTGTCTTACAGTCAACCAAGTCTTAGGTGGTACTTGGGCTGTTGTGTCTGTTCCTAATGGTGCTGCATCAGCACTAAAGTCTATCAAAGAAAATCTAGAGTTTGTTAACAGCTATGCAGAAGTTATTCTGTGCTTTGATATGGATGACGCAGGACAAAATGCTGCTAAAGAAGTTGCTGATATTCTACCAGCTGGTAAGTGTAAGATTGCAAAGCTTCCATACAAGGATGCTAATGAGTGTCTTATAAACTCTCAGTCTAAATCTCTTGTGAATGCCTTGTGGGAAGCCCAAGCATATTCACCAGATGAAATTTTACATGTATCAAAGATAGCAAATGATACCCAAAATATTGAAGATGTTCGGGTGTATCCATTTCCATATGACAAACTAAGTGAGTTTCTTATTGGTCAGCGTAGTGGTGAGATTACCTTATGGGCTAGTGGTACTGGCTCAGGTAAGTCAACTATTCTAAGAGAGTTAATTATTAATCATCTTGTGGATGGTCGTAGTGTTGGTTGTATTATGCTTGAAGAATCCCCTCAAGAAACAATGGATGATCTTATATCACTATTGTTAAACAAACCAGTACGAGCCATTAGAGCTTCACGTATGATGAATGCTTTACAAGTTAAGATGGGACGATCAAAAATCAGTGTCTCTATCTTTGATGATCTTAGTGATGATGAGTACCAAGCAGCCAGACACAAACTGTGTCAAACTAATCTGTTTATCTATGACCACCTAGGTAACAATGCAATGGCAAATCTATTAGCTAGAATGGAGTTTATGGCTACATCTCTGAAGGTAGATGTTATTGTACTAGACCACATAACAGCAGCAGCTGCTGGTCTAATGGGTGTTGGAGATAAAGATGTTGAGGGTGGTGGTTCTGAGCGTATCATTATAGATACCCTTATGAAAGAGTTGAGATCTATTGCAGTTAGAACAGGTGTTCATATTGATATAGTATCACAACTAAAGAAAACAGATAAGGCATATGAAGAAGGTCACAGAGTTACACTACAAGATCTTCGCGGATCTGGTGCATTATCCTCAGTACCAAACACAGTTGTTGGTCTTGAAAGAGATAGACAAAACCCAGATGAACGGACAGCTAATACTACCTTAGTTAGAGTTCTAAAGAACAGGCTAACAGGTAGGTCTGGTATTGCTACTGCTTTGTACTACAACCACAAAACTGGTCGGTTGGAAGAAGTTAACTTTGCTATAGCTGATGATGGAGAGGTCGCATTTGAACCAGTTAATACAAATATATGAAAACTTGTATACTAGATATCGAAGGTAATGCTTTATCAGAAGTCAATATAGAAAAGAAAGGAATTGCTAAAAAAGAATGCACTAAAATATGGTGCGTAGCAACAAAGGATTACAAGGATTCTAAACCTAGGTTGTGGACCGAAAGTCAACTAAAGGATTTAGTTTTATATCTCAGTAAGTTTGATGTACTTGTAGGTCATAACATTTATGGTTATGATTTACCAGTGCTAGTTCGCTTATTGGGTTTAACGATGCCAAGACTTGTTGTAGATACATTAGTTGTATCTCGCTTAATGTTTCCAGACAGGAACGATCACAAGCTTGGTGGTAACTCTTTGGAAAACTGGGGTAAGTTTCTTAAGTTTCCTAAAATAGAATACAATGGAGATTGGTCACACTACTCAGATGACATGGGTAGGTATTGTCTAAATGATGTTCTCCTTAGTGAACAGATATATGAGTATCAATTACCCTTTATCATCACTAATAAAACATTAGTTAAATTTGAACACCAAGTTTCTCATGTCTTATTCAAACAAGTGGAGAATGGTTTTGGTTACAATCTAACATTGGGTGACAATCTACTTGAGTCTTTGATTCTAGAAAAAGTAGAAATTGAAGACAACATGCGTGAAATCTTTCCAGATAAGATACACGTAAGGTACTCAAAGAAAACAGGTAAGGCACTTAAGAACAAGGTCGAAGTATTCAACCCAGGTTCTAGAGTACAGATTGCTGAGAGGTTGGAAGAAAAGTACGGATGGGTTGCACCAACTACAGATAAGGGTAATCCTAAAGTTGACGAAGAAGTTCTAAGCAAACTAAAGTATGATGAAGCCAAAGCATTGGTAAAATACTTTGATCTTGTAAAACTTATTGGTCAAGTTGAAGACTGGAATCTCAGAGCGTTTGCTTCCCGTGATCACAGGATACACGGTAGCATCAACCCTCAGGGGGCAGCGACTGGTAGATGTACCCACAGCCAACCTAATGTAGCCCAAGTCTCTAGTGACCCTAGGGTTCGTTCCCTGTGGTTTCCAAATATAGATGGATATGTTCAGGTTGGTTCTGATCTCAAGGGTTTGGAATTGAGAATGTTGGCACACTATATGTCCAAGTATGATAACGGTAACTACGCTACAGTACTGATCAATGGTGATATACATTCCCACAACCAAGAAGCAGCTGGTCTTGCTGACAGAAACTTAGCCAAGTCCTTTATATATGCTTATCTATATGGTGCTAGTAACACAAAGTTATCTAAAGTTCTAGGATGTTCTTCTGCAAACGCTGACAATCTTCGTAAAAAGTTTCAGAAAGAAATCCCTGCATTGACTAAAGTTCAAGAACAAGTTCGGTATGAATTCTTAAAATCCAACAGTGTTACTTTACCCGACGGCAGATCAGTTCCTGTTCGCAAGGAACATGCTGCATTAAATACCCTGTTACAAGGTGCGGGGGCTGTTGTATCAAAGTTATGGATGGTTATTGCAGATGAGCAACTAAATGCCAAGTATGGTAGCAAAGTATTTCAGATGGCTTATATACATGATGAACTACAGTATGCTGCACCTAAAGATATAGCTGATGATGTTGGTCAAATAATTAAAGACTCAGCTAACAAAGCTGGTGTCAGACTTAATCTTAATATTCCTATAGATGCCGAGTATACTATAGGTTTGAATTGGAATGATACTCATTAAGGAGATATATGTTATTAGATTACACTACAAACAAGCCACTTACTTTATATATTGCTGGTCCTATGCGTGGTTATGCGTTGCATAATTTCCCAGCTTTTCATTCAGCAGCTAAAAAGTGGGCTAAGAAAATACCTGGTTGTACAATTTTTAATCCCGCTGAAATGGATGAACAAGCTGGTTTTGATGGCAACAGTGTTTCATTAGACAGTAAGGAACATCTTAAGTCTTGTATGAAGCGTGACTTGGATGCCATTATGAAATCAGATGGATTAGTTATGTTACATGGTTGGGAAAATTCTGAAGGAGCCAGA